GTTTGATAAGAAGGAGATAATCCTAATAATTCTTCAATATCTGATTCAGTTTTAGTAAGTCTTAGTTCTTTAAACTTTTCTATTATATCTTCTCCATATCTTTTTTGTTCTGAATATAATCCTGTTCCTGGGGCATATCTTTCTTTATATATTTTTTCTCCTAATTCTTTTTTTAATATATTTGTAACTCCTTCTTTAGAATTTGGTTTACCTTTTTGACCTCCACCAAGTTCTTTAAATTTTATGGTTATTTCTTTTAATATTTCATTTATAGTTTTTCCTTGATCAGATAAGAGTTTTGCTAAACGAACAACTCCTCCTGCATAAAAACCTACACGGCCGCCTGTTGCTGCAGTCTCTCTTACAGATTTTCTTCGTAAGTATTCTTCGTAAGTTTCTTGAGACGGGTCAAAGTCTTTCAGCAGTTCATCTTTAAGTGGACCTGGTTCTAGGTCATCTGTTAAATCTGCAGTTTGTGTATTTTGTTTTTGTGCCGGTCGCAACATGTACGCCATCATCTGTTCGTATTCACCTATCTTCATTATACCTTTAGTATGCCAGCTAGCCCGCCGCCTGCCGCTAGGACCCTGCCGCCTGTTGCATTTTCTGTTCTGTCTGTTGGATCAAAGTCTTCCAACATTTCTTTTTCTCTTAGATCTTTTCTTAGCTTATCTGTAAGCTCTTTGTTACTCATGAGTCCAGGATCATAGCCATATTCTTTTTTAGGAACAGGTAAGTCTGCCATGTCATAGAAACCTCTATTAAATTTAAACAGTTGTTCAAACTTATCACCTATTTCCTTATAACTACCAGACTCTCTCATAATCTTATCACCATATTGTTCAAAGACATCATCAACAGCGATTAAAGCATCCTCACCGTATGCTTTTCTAAATACATCAATAGGGTCAACTCCACCTTGATAAACTTTTTCAATAGCATCTCTTTCTCTTGCATCAGGTATATTTAATGTACCATCTTTTAATCTTCTTTCTAAAAACTCTCTAAGTGTTGCTCTAATATTTGCTTCGTTGTTTCCAACTCTCATCCTGTCTTCCATATTTTTAAGAGCGGCTCTAACATTTGCTGCGCTATCTAATGGGGCTGTATCCTCCACACCAATGCTTCTTAATATCTCTTGTAACTTTGGATCCTCTTTTAATCTCTCTGTGTCCTCTCTTGCTTTTTGTAGAGCGGTGCTAGCCTCATCTGTGGACATGATACCTTCTTTGATTGGAATAACTTCACCTTCTTTTTTTGTCTCCTTACCAACTTTTGGTTTTTTTATTCTAGTGTAGATCCTATCAATCTGTTTTTGTAATAATTCTGTCACCTCGCCAAACTGTTGTTTGGCAAATCTCACTATGGCATCTCTCTTGACACCCTGTCTTGCAAGTCTCTCGGCTGCGATTAAAAATTGTAATAATGGACCCATAATCTACCAGTAATACTTAAATTGTTTCTTTGGCAGTCTCTCATCCTCGTAATCCTCCGGATGGTTTATAAGACCACCTTGCCTAAATCTCATGACAGCCTGTGTCGTGCTATCAACCAGGTCATCATGATCCCCATAAGGGAACGCAGCACACTCTTCTATAACCTCCTGAGCGAACTGTTTATTCAAAGGTGCATGTATAATACCAGATTCGAAGAGAGGTGCAACCGAATTAACTCTGGTATGTTTATCGTTTCCTTTTGATGGTGTGAAATTCACTACAGGTATACCCATCTGCCTCAACTCATATGTCAGTGGTAATCCCGATGCCTTTGACTCTATCAACACGGTCTCAGGTTGCCAGTAATCATACTGCTCCTTTGCAACCCTACGAAGTTCTGGAAACTCCAATCTATCCTTTAGCGCATCCAATAATATCAGCTGTGGTGGTCCCTCCTCGCTCTCACGAAACACACCCCATGTGGTTATCGCACTAAAGTCTGCGGTCTCCTTTTTCATGAACGCTGTATCATAGGACTGTATGACATGATCCAATGGTGGTATGTAATCCTTATCCCAATCCTTCCACCACTCACGTTTCAATATGGCACCCTCCTCTGAGGTAGGGTTCTGCATCCACTGTGCATTCCATTTACCGAGTGATAATGAAGCCTTGACTGATTCCAGTTCATCGATCTTCCAGTACTCCGGCCATACGGGTTTACCACTCGGCATTATCGCCGGAAACTCCACCAGGTCCCACTGATCTGATTTGGGTTCTGCCTGGTTCTTTAAAAGAATTCCTGTGAGGTCCTTTACATTCCAACGTGTCATGACGCAAACGATTTTACCGCCTGGTTGTAAACGTTGTCTCGGACCGGATGTGTACCACTCGTAGGCTCGCTCTAACGCTGTCAGGTTCATGGCGTCCTGTTCCGAGTGTGGATCGTCGATTATCAATAGATCAGCACCACGTCCCGTGATCGCACCACCGACACCGGCAGCAAAATACTCGCCACCCTGAGCAGTCTCCCAGCGACCAGCGGCCTGGCTGTCTTCTCTTAGTCTTGTCTTAAATATATTCTGATACTCAGGTGAATCGATCAGTGTCTTAGCCTTACGACCAAAACGTACCGCAAGTTCTCCTGTGTGGGTCGTCTGTATTATCTTCAGCTTTGGACTTTTACCAATCATCCAGGCTGGTAGTAGTGTTGACGCAAACTCAGATTTGGTATGCCTTGGTGGCATGTTTACAATCAGCCTTTTGATCTCTCCTGATGCTAGCTTGTTAAATTTATCTGCGATTGTTTTGTGATGTGCACCTTCAATAAACTCAGGCCATATAGTTTTTACAAATGCAAGAAAGTCATTCTGTGCAAGTTCTTTTTTATCTTCTTCTTTGTACTTGATTAGAATTTTTTTAAACCTGTCTCTGACATCAGGTGGTAATTTATTTATTTTATCTAGGTCTATTTGCATTTCGAAAAATTTTTTGTAAAATTTTTTTACATGTTGTTTTAGTCTTATAATGATTTTTAAGGGTTTGACTATACAAAACTCGGCATATATGGGTAGTCTGTGGGACCCCTACCACATATAGTAAATCAATAATTAAAAAAGTTTGGATTTTTGCAATTGGCCTGGTACCTCTATTGAGGTACCAGGTTCTAGAAAGGTTAGTCCAGTAGGACCATATATGCTTTCGCGTTATGTTCACGAAACCAATCTAAGTCTGCACGTACTTTGTCCCAAAGTTTAGACGTGCCGTCAACACCTGCTTGTTTGTCTTCTAGTGTTGCTGCTAGTTCATTGATAAAGATTCTATCATGCTTGATAGCCTCTTCTTTAGTTAGCATGTAAGATTCACCACTGAATCTATTCTTACGCTCTTCTGTTTTATTATTTGTTTGTTCCATATATACCTTTCTGTTAATAGGATTATCCTATCAACTTTGCCTACTTTCGTCAACCTCTATATTCCAATTATTCCAATTATAATATTGGTTGCTATGTGTTTCTTTTGTAGGGTCCTTGATAGGTGTTTCAAGGCACTCGGTTCTCGGTGCAATGGCTATGACTTGTTGAATATATTTATTGGCAAAGTTATCATAACAACCTTGACTACAGAAATAATTATACCAACATATGTTGTTTGGGTATATTTTAACTTTACGAGTTCTTAAAACCTTTGAGCCCTTAACACCTCGCACTCGATCAACAGTATGTTTTTCATGGCACTTTGGACCATGACACCAATTAAAATCGCTCATAATGTTTCACTCCATACACAAAGAATAAAATAAAAAAGCACTGAGCCACTTATTGTTAATAATAAAGCCATTGATATTACAACCTCACTTTCCAATTACTACAAGTTCTGTAACCTTGTGCGTCTATGTCAAAGTAAGTCATTAATGCCTTGCCAGATTTACTTGTCCAATATCTGCATTGATCAGTCCACTTTCCATTTCTTGATATATGTTTTTTATGTTTCTGTGCGTAGTAAGTTATTTTAAATGTTTTATTGTTTTCCATGTTATACCTTTCTGTTATGGGACTATCCTATAGGATAATCCCATAAGTGTCAATAGTTAATTTAAACTATTTTGTTGTTCTTGTAGCAGTTGTTTTGCAATCGCTATTTTTTCCTCCCTAGTCTGTTCAACCTCATCTGTCAAAAGATCAGCTAGATTTGTTGGACTATAAATTGATAAAGCCATACTAGAATGTGCGTCTAATACACTTTCATTTAAAACCACTCCAAGTTTATCTGCTAACTCTTTTGCTTGGTCAAAGTATCTGTAAGATTTCAAACCAAGTTTTAATTTCTGCATTTTTTTATCTACATGATCAAAAAGATTTTTGTGTGCAAGAATTACATTTTCTTTTGCAACCATAAAATTCTTAAACCAAAGATAATTTTCATTATTAGTTTGAAACATACGACTATGACAATAAGATGTTCCGATAACAACAAGTTTAAAATCATTTTCCCATTTATCTTTTTGGAAATCTGATTGTCCACTTACATCATTACGACTACCAAAACCCAAATAATTGTTAACTTGACTTTCAGCATTATAATAGGTCGGATTTCTTTTTTCATAATTGTCGCCAAGTCTTACATCATAATCTGCGTCAATGCCTTTTGCTTTCATCTCATCACGATAGTAAGCAGTTAAGAAATCTTTTATTTTGAATTACTTTCAAAATGATCTTGAAATACATCAGCAATCACTTTTCGCTTATCTGCGTTAAGTGTTATTCTTTTTTGTTTTTCCATTTTTTTACCTTTCGTTAAATTAATTTTGTTTTAACACTTGACAATTAATCTGTCAAGTATTATATAGGATTTAGTTTATTTACTTATTCATTTAAACTAAAGTCCGTTTGCTAGTATCCGACTTTATAAACTCAAACTAGCTAGGATTAGATCCAGTGTCACACCGCGAAGGGGTTTGCCGTCTTCACTGGATCCTGATCCCTGATCCAATTGCATGTCATTAAAGACTCGAGCAATAGCGATTGGATCTGGGATCAGATTTGGACGAGACATACAATAGTATTAAATGCACAGGTATGGTCTGGGCATCATCCAAAGCTGATCCCTGATCTATTGGGATGGTAAGTCTTTACCATAACAGCGCGCGCAATGCTTCCCGATAGATCTGGGATCAGTCAACGCGCCGCCGCCGCTAGAACACAGACAGTCTGGCGTTGGCTGGTCCGCTTCCGCCGAGAGGGTGAAAGAGTAAGATCTTAACCTGTACCGGGAGCTGCAAGAAAGGAATTATGAGTAAACAAAAAATTTTGATAAATCACTGGCGCTGGCTGCAGGCTCAGGGCCCAAGCTACAAGCAACAAGCGGCAAGCTGCAAGCGCCAAGCAGCAAGCTTGACAAGGGACCTGTATTGTGTTATAGGAGTTTATAGGAGAAAGAAATATGACTAAACAAATAACTATACACTGGGGCACTGATAAAGAACCTCAGGATAAAAAATCTTATGAATTTAAAACTAATGAACAGCTAAAGTATTTTATGATGGGCGTCGATGAAGCCAATGGCTGGTTAGAATACGAGGTTATAGATGAAAACAGATGAAGCATTAAAGATTATAGGCGGCAGCCTGAGCAAGCCGTCAAAGATGCCTGGCTGGTCGATAGGTTTACCTGCGAAGGAATGCAAGACAGGCTCCAAGCTCAGAAACATTAAAGGCAGCACCTGCTATGACTGTTATGCGCTCAAAGGTTGTTATGTCTTCAAGGTTGTTCAGGATGCACAGTATCGAAGGCTGGCAGCCATCAAGGACCCGCGATGGGTCCAGGCAATGGCTCACCTGATCAACAGCAAGAAGCCTGATGTATTTAGATGGCACGACTCAGGGGATGTACAGGATCTTGATCACTTAGAAAAAATTTACGAGGTATGCAGGTTGACACCTGACAAGCGTCACTGGCTGCCGACACGTGAGGCATGGATCCAGAAGCACCAGGCCAGCAAGCCTGAAAACCTTATCATAAGATTTAGTATGCCGATGGTGGACCAGGAACCAGCGGGCAGCTTCGAGCACTACTCGACCGTGGTGAATAACGGCGCCAACTGTCCAGCCCCGCAGCAAAACAATGAATGCGGCACCTGTAGAAATTGTTGGAATTCTGAAATAAAAAATATATCATATGGAATTCACTAAAATGTTTAGACACCCAAACTATTATAAAGAATTACGCAAGCGTAATAAAGAGACTCAACAGGAGCTCCAGAGGATTCTAGATAAGCCCGGACGCTCAGTCTCAAATTCGGATCAGGTCATTAGCGGAGCGAGCGCGACGGCGCCAGTGCAGCGTGCACCTGGTCCGGGCCTCAAGCAGCAAGCTATAGATGAAACAGTTCCACACAACGATATCGAAGAAGCTACAAGCTCTCAAGCCGCAAGCGACAAGCTTCAAGCCCCAAGCCGCAAGCATCAAGCTTCAAGCCGCAAGCGGCAAGCTCACGAATCCTGAACCCCTCATAAAGTTTCAAGCCACAAGCATCAGGGGTCTTGACTAGGATGAAACTGTTCTTCGGATGTCTCACATGAAAGGAAATTTGATGGGGTGAGAACCTCACAGAATAACGTTTTGTAACTTTAAATTCAATTGTGAAAAATGTATTGTTTTTATTGTATGCCAACACATCTGGTGTGCCTAATGATGTTGT